ATAGTGATTGTGTTAGTGTCACTGTTGCCTACTAACAAAATAACCGTTCCGTGTAACCAACCGCCAGCAGCGCCAAATAATTTATTTGCAAGGGTTACTGCGCCGCCTGTACTTTCTATTTTTCTGTACTGCCAACCTTGGACGGTTGATGTTGTAACATTTCCTGCCGCTGCTAATTGTTCAAGCGAATAAGTAGTAGGCCTCACTCCGTTAATCGATGCCTGCAAATTAGTAACAACAGGTCCACTAGCAGGAGCAGCATTATTCAGTGTGTAAATCGATGTAACTGTGCTGTTTACCGACTTGCTTGTGAAGGCCGAATTAAAAACACTGGCATCGGCTCTTTGTCCATCTGCAACACTCATATTAATTCACCTTTCTGTAAATGAGCAATCCTGTCTCATAAAATTCACCCAATCCCATGCCCAACATTTCTTTTATTTTATAACCAACACCGTTTTGACTCTGCTGCGTTTTTTCCAATTGTATAATATGGTATGTCGCTAGGTCACTCTCATCTGGCATAAATTCTATTTGACTTCGAGTGATGCAGAAATCCATAAATGATCTTAATTCAGACAATGCATTAGTGTTTTTTCTAATAATAGATGAATCAAATTCAACATGGTTGTTTACATATTTTAGATTAAATTCAAACCTTGATATTTTACCAACGGAATAAATTTCAATTGATCCGCTTGATGATTCGTTTACAGTGCTTTGTATATATTCAGAATTATCACTAGCACTGACAAAATCCTGTAATCTAACTTGGGGAGAATAAATTGTTCCTGTCGCGTTGTTACTTGTATAGGTATTTGTCCCTGTTACATCTGCGCCAGTAAAACCAATCAAGGTAAAAACTGATTCGCCTGCATTTGCTCCAGATGTAATCAATAGGGAAAAATTTGCCGCTGCCGATATAGTAAATGTTCTATTAGTCCTATTAACTGAAACAGTGTAATCCTGACCGCCGATGGCGTTTAATGCCCTTGAAACTTCACTAGCTAATTGAGTAAATGAATATTTGCCAGGGCGTAATTCTGCTGTTATCTCGCCAGCGCCTTCATTAAAATTAAGATAAAATCCGTCTGCTGGGACAGTGTAACCGTAAAGGAATTTTGACCATGTATAAATCATATAGCGCCAAATATTTTAATATTATTGTTCAATGATGCGTCTTTAATTATTTTAGAAATCCTTAAACCTGTTTCCTCACTGTCAAACACATCGCCCATTATATTAACACTAACCTTTGTTTCTGGTTCTATTCGCTGTTGATCAAGGAGATCATTAGTAGCAGCAGGAGTAAAAGAGTTAGGGCCTCCAATTGCTGCTCCTGCATCACTACCTCCGCCGCCGCCAGAAAATGATTTCATAATTGTTCCGAATGCAATTAATCCTGCGCCTGCAGCAATCGCAGCAGCGCCGCCTAATGAGTGTAGTGCATCAATGCCCATACCTGACATTAATAAAGTCATACCTAACTGCGTCGCCATATCACCCAGCATGCCAGCAATTGATTTGCCAAAATTCTCAAATCCTTTTTCGCCTAACACTAATGATTTTGTTAATGCCTCAACACCCATAGCAGCGGATTTTGCTAGCGTTTGACTGATTGCTGAATTGATCGCCTGCGCTCTTGCTGCTCTTTTATCTTGATCCAATCTCTCGGCATTGGCCTGCTCAAATTGTGATGTTCCTTTAATGCCTGCGAGTGTTGCTTGGTGCTGTTGCTCTAATGTTTGCATGCGAGCGTTAAATTCTTGCTGCCCGATAAATTCCTGTTCTTGCTGCAGTTTTTTCATATCCTGCTGGAATTGAGCATTGGCAATTTGCGTTTGATCTAATCCAATATTTCCAAGCTTAGACAATGATGCCGCTGTTTCTTCCTTGCTTGGGCCTGTTGGAATTTTACCAGCAGGGATAGCATTGGCATTTGTAGCAAGGTTAATAACTTCTTGATTTATTTTTTCTAATTGCTCTCTGGCGCTCTTTAATGAAATTTGATCTGTTAAAACGCCAAATATTGCGCCTAACCCCTTTGATGGATTTTCTATTGTGCCTTTAACTAATTTAATTACGTCTGCCGTTGTGCTAATTGATGTTTTTACGGCATCTGATTCTGTTATTGTTTTGCCGATTGCTTTTTGTAAATCCTCATAACTGGACGTTAAATCATTTATGGATTTATCGTAATCGGTTAGATTTTTCTGCGCCCTGCCATCAAATTGTGTTGAGATTATTTCCAATGCTCGCGCTAGTGCTTGAGATTTTGGAATGGTCTCGTCAATGGTTATGCCGTACTTTCTAAATGCTTTATTAAAAGGTTCAACGCCGCCACTGGCAACGCGAGCGATAATATCAGACGCTTGATCAAATGAGATTTGCATTCCTGCTGCAAGATCGGCAGCGCCTCTAATAGCGCGCTGTAACCCTTGAGAATCTAAATTTGCCAGTGATTGTATTAATGCAGCATTTTTTAAAATTACTTTATCGTCAATGCCTGCCAATACTTCTAATTCATCGGCGAGCATTTGTATTGATCTTAGCGCCTGCATTGACCCTGCGCGTGTTCCCTCTAATGCTGCTGTTAAAATCTTTGTTGCCTGCTCTGATTCTACAAATTCGGCAACCGACTCTCTCGCAACATTCTTGATTGAACTAACGGCGCTCCTGACCAAATCTGCGCCTAATTGTCCTAACCCTGCACCTGTTGAAATCCGCGCAATGTCTAATAGTGAGCTAGAAAATGATGCGCCAAAATTTTGACCAGCATCTTTACCAACAGTGGTTAATCTTTTTTTTAATGCTGTTTCAGATGCGGCAGTGTCTAGTTCTACGCCTAAAATTAATTCTGCCATTTGTTCACCATAACCGCAAAATCGTCAAACGTTTTGACTTTCTTTTTCTCATTAGGGAATGCAATTTTTGAAATTTGTTTGCGAGATTTTTCTCTGTCGGCATCAACTACATGAGGGTATGACGCCACAACCAATTGCGATAACATCTCACGGTTGCGAATCACTTCTATTGCTTGATGATATTCATTAAATGTTACAACAGCTAGTTTCATCACTTCTCTATGCGTCCAACCGTAAAAGTGAGCAACCTCGGCGCGGCGTATAACATTCTCACTTAATTTTTTTTTATACCTAACAAATCATTAAAGATTGCGTTAATGTGTTTTTGGTTCATCTTTTTATAATTTTCTTCACTTAATCCGCAATCAGACAATAGGCCCTTAATTAAATCAAGGGCCGTTACTGTGGCGCTCATTTCAACGCTATCTTTTTGGAATTTTTCTAGTCTCTCATTGGTTGGATATTCAAGGGAGAATGTCTCTCCCTTAAATTTAATATCCAATTTTTCATCAAGTAAATCGAGCATAGGTTATGCCTCCAAATCTTGATGCCAGTCGCCAAATGCAATCAAATTAATTTTAGAATCTTTACCAGCGTCTAGGTAACCTTTAAATTCTACTGATAATTGTTGTGGTGCCGAACCGTCATAGTTAATAGACTGTGGTTTTGGAGCGCATTTCCAAAGGACCATATCCCTGCTGCGGTCAGATGCCGCCAATCGGACAGGGTGCAATACCAGCATTCCTGCCTCATCTGCGAGAGAATCAAAAAGTTTTGATTCGCCAAAACCAACAACTTTCGTTCCAAGTGATGGTGTCACACTGTCGCCTGCGCCTTCGCCCATGATGATCTGCAAACGCTCTGCGGTTGTTTCAATTAGTGTTAATGAAACAGTGGCAGCATTACCTTGCATAATTTCATCGGCAACCAATTCGCCAGTTTGGTTTGATTTAATTTCTACAACTTGAGTTTCAATTGAGACTTCAATGGCCTCTGATGTTTTGCCTAGGTCCATTCCCGAGCCTTCGCGCAAATTTGTAATTGTAAATCCAGATGTTCCAGCTCCGTCGGCGGTTGCTGGTTCACCCATATATTTATTTTCGATTGTCAAAACATCGTTTGTTAGATCAATCACTTTAATTACAAATGCTGAATGGCTGTCAATTTCTGTTTTTGTTTTAGTCGCAACAACGGCAGCAGTGTCATTTGCCACGATTACAACTTCAATGCCAGTACGGCCAGCAATGGCAGGATCAACAGATGCGCCTGTGTTATACCAGACATAATAATTAACAGCGTCCAAGTTAGGTCCAAATGCGGAGAGTAAAAAATAATCTCCGCTTAGTGATCCAGCAGTGTCGGCGATTGTGTCAACCGAACGGCAATGTTTCCTGCCATATCTAACTGTAGCGGCTTCTAAAACTGCATCGATTCTTTTTTGACTTGTTCCCATGTTTTTTACTCCTGTATATAATCTGTGTAGCGTAAACAGTTTAATGAAATCGTTGCCTCATAGCCGCGATCATTAGTTGGCATTGCTAAAACACTAATAGAATTACCTAAAATTCCATTAAATGCAATATTGTTATTTGCATTAATTGGACACATCACAGCGTCCTTTATCTCATGCGCCTTATTGTATATCATATCAAACTGGTCAATTGACCTACCTGATTCTTGGAAAAATATCTGGATAAATGTCGGTATGGTGTCGATGTAATAGCCGCCGTCCCTTGAATCTATGGTTGTCTCTCCAAAATAGATTTTAAAACCTTTCTTGATTTCAGAGATTGCAACGTCTTTAGTCCCGAACGGATCATCAATTTCTACGGCATCGCTAATAACCGTCAGGATCTGTTCTCTTAAATATTGTCTAACGTCTGAAATATTTAATGCCATTAGCGCCTCACTAATCTGCCAGAGTTTAGGTCAACAGTGGACGGTGAATCAACTATGTCAGTTTTTAATCTAATCAATGATGTTGCCATTGCTTTTTTTGCTAAATCAAGAAATGATTTTGCTTTATCGTCGTAAACGTCGCCCACTTCATTTTTATTTGAGTTTAATATTCTGTACAGCGTTAAATATTTTGACCAATCTCTAATTTCTGTAACATCATGTAAATCGGTTTTGCTTAGCTTGGTCCCATCATTAGCAAATACGCGCATGCGATCCAGCTCATCTAATATTTCTTTTTGACTCTCTCTGTGTTTATCCAGGAATGTTGCGCGGCCATCTCTTAAGTGTCTATGTATGTCGTCTTGTTGAGCTATTAAATCCTCATCATTCGAGAATAAAAGGTCAGCAGCAGACGTTACCACTTCAAAAGTTATGTCCTTTGTGGTGCTTGTTGGTGAACCTGTTGATGTAGTTATTCTGATTGTGGCAGTTTTTAACCCTGCCGTTTCATATGCCCAATCAAGGTACTTATTTGTTGTTACTGTTATATATGATCCACTGGCCTCTGGTTTAATTTCTACGACAGTGATGGCGCCTTGATCGGTGCTAATAAATGATTTTGTGGCATCTATTCTTGTTTTATCATATTGCTGAATTATACTTTCAAATCTTGCTTGTATTGAAATCATAGAATCCTCATTTTAATGCCAGAAATTTTGCAACCGTTAATAATTTACTTGTGTCACTTCCAACAGCATTTGCTAATGCCTCGCCCATAGTGTCGGAAATATTATAATCATCTTTTAGAGCATTCCAGACAGCATCTGCCAATGATTGCGGAGATAATTCCGTAAATGGATCAAGATCAGCAGACAAATCAGCAAGGCCTTTAATACCTGCAGACGACGATCCTACGCCTGATATTGAACATAATGCGCTAACTGTTGCGCCTATGTATGCGTCTACTGTTGCACTGCCTGATATAGAACAAACGCCAAATACCGCTGCGGATAATGCCGCATTGTTTATTTGGCCTGTTCCAATCATGTTTGATGCAAACTCTAAAATTAAAATCATGTTTGCAAAATCAATTGAACCAGCGCCTACAATTGTTGATTCAGCATTTCTGCCGCCTGCGAGATTGGCGCTTGATAATCCTGCAATGCCTTCTATTCTGCCTGTTGACGCTAACCCACCGTCTGACCTTGGATTGACATAAGTGTACGGAGGACGATAGCCGTTTGGTTGACAAACAAATTTATCGAATTGCATAAATCTGTTTTGATCTGCGCCTGATTGATTAAAATTACTTCTAAGCGTTGACTGGGCCGTCCCAATATTTCTATTGGGATTTTTCATAAACAGCGAATGATTGCCAATCAAACTCATGGTATTAGCTCCAAGCCATATCTAAGTGTCCATAGTACGGAGTGTTTGTTGGAGTGTTTGCGCCTGACATTAACAACCAACTCAAACAGGCGCCATCTTCAATTTTTGGGAAACTTGGCATTTGGTTTACGCAATCTCGTTCTGACCAGACGCCGATTGTTGTCATAGGGATTGTAACGATTGGAACACATAACATCACACTAAATTCGCCAGATAAATAGGACGCGCTCAATTGAATTGATTCAACAGATGTAATACCGGAATCACCAGCGGCTAATGGGACAAATGGATTATACTTCCCTGCGCCCGCTCCTGAATAAAGAACCGTTCCGTTAGCTGCGCCAGATTTACATGTAGGCAATGTAGCTGGAGTCGCCCTGCTTCCGGTGAATGAAGTATTTGTATATCTAAAATCAAGCGTTGGAGTTGCTGCGCCCATTGCCGTTGCGTTGGTGTTGTATGCAAATTTTCTAACTCTGTCGCCATTGGTATAACGTGGCAATAAAGTTGTAATATTATGTGTCCCTGTTCCGGCATCTGTGATGTTTATATATGTTCCTGCCACTGCGTTTGCATACGATGTAGCAAGTCTGCAGGTTGTGTTCGATAAATAAATAACAAAATAATCCGTTGCTGTTGCTAATCCTGCTGGCAGTGTCCCAGATGTTGTTAGTCTAACACAGGTATAATTTTTTAATTGATAAAATGCATGGGTGCAAATATCTGTTGATGCATCGGCGGTAAATGTGTAGCTGACATTCAATGTATTTGTAAATGATTGCAGCGTTGTGGTTGTTACTGTCGTTACTCGATAAAATCCAACCAAATCAACCAACATTAGAACAGCAGGCATTGAGGTTGATGCCCCTGAGCCTGCCGACAAATTGATTAAATATTTATCCATTGGACCAACGTCAGGGCCGGAATAAATTCCTGTCGCATTGGTTGTTGAATAACTCAACGGTTGAAATGCTAAGTTTGTCCCTGTGTTAGCCACCGAATCCGCGCCAGGCGCGCCTGTCCCTCTGAATAAATGATGCCATTCCCCTGCGACTGCTGCAGCTGTTGGAAGGAAGTTTTTATTCCAATCTTGACGATGAAATCTGCCGCTAGTAATCGCATTTGTTAAAGAATCTAAAGATGAAATGGCCATAAAAATACCTCTATATAAATACCGTTTTTAATTCGCCTATAAATTGGTTACCCGAAACACTTCCAACAGGAAGGCATAAAAAATTCAAATATGCATCGTCTTTTATTTCCGGCACTAATGATTTATCTACAAGAAAATCAATTTCGCTAAATGCTGTTATCTCGTATGTGCTTTGTGATGAAATAACTTTTACTAATACCAGCGCAAAAAGTCCAATATCAACGCCGTTCATCGTAACAGATTCTATTTTTCGCACGCCTTTGTCGCCATCTTGCAGCGGTATAAATGGCCCGTAGCTATTTGGATCATTGTTAGTTGTATGGCTATTAATAATATTCCCAGTAACAGATGCAGTGTTTTGTAAAGTCAATTTAGAAACTCTGCCTGTAACTCCGTCGCTGTTGGTATATTTAACCGTAAAAGTTTGGCCGCCTGTTCTAGCGCCTAACGATACCGCCATCATGTTAACGCCAAATCCGTCTGGATACCTTGGCAATGGTATTGACGTAGTTAACATTTGCTCGTCAGTCGTTGACTCATCAATGAAGGAATAGAACATTAAATAATCGCACAAAATCCAGCTGGACGGGTGATAGTTTGCACTGCCTCCGTAAATACTAATTTGCCTCAAATATTTTTTACTAGGTGAAACATTCCCACCGTTAAAAATTCCTTTATTTACTGAATAACTTAAAGCAGTGGCGTTTAATGGTATGGCCGCATAATATTGAGCGGACGGATAGCCAGGCGACATAGATGTATCAAACCAAGTTCTTGATGCAGATGCTTGATTGGGTAATTTTCGGAATGAGGTATAAATAACCTTCCCCGATAATTCCGCATCAACTAAGTCACCTGTAACAATCATTATTTTTTATCCTTCTTTTTTATAGCGCCAACGCCAGTTAGAACAGAGCCAAGCTCCACTATAATTGGTTTTTGATTACTCATCTTAATCCTCACTCACTGATAATGCTGCAATACTAAATTGCGGTTGCACTAAGTTTTGCACGGTCAAAGATGCGTTTAATGCACCTTTATAAAACACTTGGCCCGCGCCAGACGATGTTTCGACTAGCGCGCAATGGGTTAGAATATTTGAACCGCCTGTACACTGTGGAAATTGAATTAAATTTGCATTAGTAAATGTGCTGCCGCCATCGGTCCAACCAGATGATTTAATAATTGTTTGTCTTGCATAGCCTGTATAATCGGCCTCGGCAGCAAGTGAACCTGCCTCGCCTGGATCGGCGGTAAATAATGCTAAGTAAATATTTGCATTACCTCTATAGGAAGGATCGACTCCTTTTAGTAGCATTTTTAAAGTGTCATTTTCGGTTGTGTTGGACTTGCTCATTTAATACCTCTTTATGAATATGAATAACTTGCTCTATCATTCCAGACTTTAATAAATTCATCTGTCCCATCTGCGCTCAAAACACCTGTTGGCGTTATTGTTATTATCTGCCACAAAGAGGAACTTAGCGGAGTGCCAGGTTCTGCCTTGCCAATGTAGGTTAAATTTGAATTAACCTCATCAATCATTATTTTATATAGACCATCAGACATGGGAAACCTCTGTCAATATTATGTTAGGCGTGCCTGATGATGATCCAATGTAAACGTTCACTGATGGCCCTACGTTTAAAATATATGGTTGGTTTGCTGTTGGAAAATTATACGCTGGTATTCCAGACGGTGAAAATGAAAATCTAGCAGATGCCCCAGACGGTTGCATAATTAGCAATGCCCTGTTTGCTTGATTTGAAACGCCAACAGATGCTAATTGGAATGTTGTCGATAGCGCCTTGGTTGCTGTTACTGCTGCGCCGTTTGGAGATGGATTAGAAACTGTCTTTACCCTAACCGTTGTTTGTGAATTTACCTCTTCAAATTTTGTAAATTCCCTATCATGTATTGAGGTTGACAGTGCCATCAAGTTCCTCTTTTATCGTCTGTTCAAGTTCAACATGGAACCACGCATAAAAGTAACCGTTTGCAAAATTGATCTGATAATTAAACCAGATTTTTCTTTTTATGTTATTAACTCGCATCAAGTTAACTAATCCCTCTGCGGTCTTAGACTTTAAAAAACTAGGACTTGTTTGCGATGTTACTTGCATAAAAATAAAGCAGGGGATTTCTCCCCTGCTGTTTTAAGTAATTAATCGTTTAGAGCAAAGATCAAGGCAGAATTACCAGCGCCAGCAGATTTCTCATCTGTGTGTAGTGCTTTAACTCCGAACAATTGATCAATGGCCACACGCTCGGCGCCTACGCCAAATTCGTTTGCTTTTTGAGAATCCATTGCCGGACCAGATTGGAAACCGTAGGCAACCGATTCTTTTTCGCAAAGGTAAAGTTCTTTATCTGCCAATCCGTTGTGAACGATAACTGGCATACCAAAGATTTTACCGATAACACCATCTGGAACAACTGCGTTACCGCCGTATTCAAGATTTTTTTGAAATTGTGATAGGCCCATGATAACAGTTTCTTGGGCAACTGAGGCCAACCAGAAACCCTGACGAGCATTACCATCATTTTTCAAAAAGCGTTTACGCATATCTTGCAAGTTGGCAAATGTAACATCAACATCTGCACCTACGTTTTGATAGTGAGCAGCAGCAGGCCCTAAAACTGAAATCAAGGCGCTATCGAAATAGCGAGCATGAGCAGCAGCAGCGCGTTTTGCAAACTCCATTTCTGAATTGATGTTTGATTGTTTCTTTGTCATTGCGTCCAAGATGTATGCAATATAAGCATTGTTATCTAGGTTCAATGTGTCGATTGTGGAGGTCAAAACGCTCGCGTCGCCTTGAGCTGCCTCAACGCGATCAACCACTGTAAAGCTGGTCAATTTTGGATATGCAATTGATTTTGCGCCGGGCACTGCGAACACTGATAAATCAGTGAACCATTGTCCTAGCACTGATTGGAATGCCAATTCTTTTTGAACTAGTGCAAGGATCAAATCCTGTTTTGTTGCGCCTAATTCTGTGTTGCCTGTTACTACGTCTGCCATTGTTTACTCCCTTTTTTATTTTTTATACTGCCCTTTCTTGAGCATTGTTTCTATGTCTTCTCTTTTTAACGCGTCCAGCGTTTTTGGTTTTTCATTTTTCGAGTTATCAACTGGTGCCACATCTTTAACTGTTACTGCGTCCGATTTAAAGAAGTAACTCTTTTTAGTTTTTAACTCTCCAATTAGGCCCGACACCGTACTGGCATCAACCTCATAATTTTTCCCAACCTTAATTTTTTCCAAGTCTGTTTTTTCCAGAGCTTTTAAAAAATCGTCAGGAGCAAGGCAACCGTTTTGAACAGCAACGTTTTTAATCGCGCTGCTAACAACATTCCAACCGTAGGATTTCTCTTTTTCCTCTAGTTGTTTTTTTAAAGTTTCATTCTCTTTTTGGTAATTACCAGCAAGTTCTTGAAACTTTCCTTGGGCTTCTAATTCCTTCTTAGAATGTGCCTCAAGGGCGCTTTGAGTTTCGGAATATTTATCTTTTAATTTCCGATTCTCTCCGAGCAATTCAGAGTTTTTACTCTCCATTGCCTCGATGCGTCTTTTAAATGTTTCGATTGATTCAGCATCGCCGCTGGCGTTCTGATCTGCTCCGCTGGAGCTGCCTGTTTTACTCATTGTAAATACTCCTGTTTGTTTGTCAATACCTGATAAAGCGTTGCACAGATTTTACTAACATCGCACTAACTTTATCAAGAAATGATTTTCTAGTTACAATTTGCTCTTGAATGTTCCTGCCTGCATCTGATTGCCATTCATAGATTTGCTTCATAGTTGATTGTTTGCCTTTCATATTCCTGCCGTTAGATTTCTTGTATGGTTTATGTTTTTTTTCTGGAAAGATAAATCTAAATTGATTTTGAGCAGTAACGTAAAATGATTTCATTGAATCCAATAGCTCACCAGTGGCGGTTAAATTTGAAAATGCTGCTCTAAATTTTGCATGCATATTATTATATCGCGCTAAGTATTCCCTATATTTTATAGACGCTCTTTTTAATGATGGCGATAATCCGGCAATTCTTGTTTCTATTATTAATTCTTTTTTAAGTGTTTCCTTGAAATCACTGCGAGCAATGGCAGAATATATTTTTCTTTTTTGCGCCTTTGTAGCTCGCTCTAATCCTTTTAGGTTAATTGTCACCTTAGTGCTCATTCTGCCTCTAATCTAAGATTTCTAACAATGTCCCTAATATCCTCTTGCTCAACAATATCTGCTGCTGTTCTTTCGCCTTGATCGTCTGACCTTGCAATGGCCTCAGCAATTAGTGTTGCCTCTGATTTTGTTAATCCGAAAAACTTTCTTTTAGGTCCATTCTCAATTGTTGGGTGTCCCTCGTAACCTGTCATGTGAGCAAATGCCTTTACTGCATTATCGTCGTCTATCTTGAGGGTAAATTTTCCTTTGGAATAATCATAATCGATTGCCTCTAACATATCGCCGAATAAAGTCATATCAACCTCATCGACTGAAACACCTTTAAAGTTCGCATAGCCTTCGGAATAATCTTTAAATTGTTTCTGGTTAATATCTTTATTTGATTGTGTTCTTTCTATTATTACTTCTTTCGCTATCTCGAAAAAAGCATCTGCCTCTGCTTTGCTCGGATTATAACCTAGCAATGTCGCCAAGTTTATCTCCTGCTTTACCTCGTCCATTGAGAGAGATATTTTCATTTTATTCCTCTATATCGTCCTGCTCCATTTCTTTATTGATTTTGTCCATTTTACTAACGTCTGCTTTTTCTTCTATCTCGCCAGTCGCCAGTTTGTTATCGATAATGTTTTGTTGCAGTTTCTTTAATGCATCGGTCCTGCTTATATTTTCTTTTTTTGCAATGTAATCGATAATTGAAACTACGTTTTGCGGCAATTGTCTCTCCATTAAATCCCATTCCTCTGTTTCAGTTTTTTCTGATTGTGGTTTTTTAAATGTAATTGATAGTTCTGAATCTGCCGGAATAGATGGCGACTTCATTAAATTCAACGTGGCAGTTTTTGATAAATTACCTTGCATCGTTTTAATTAAATGGAATAGAGCAATTTCAGCATTTGTAAATGTCTCGAAATCATCTTTATTGCTCATTGCTCTGTCTATCATTGAAACTAATCGCTCAAATCCGCTGGCATATGACTCTCCAGAATTATCAGACGTAATAGCGCCATCAACTGATTGACTCGACAGAAACATAAATAACAATACTTTTAAAAACTCAATTGTGCCGCCAATATCGGCGTTAGGTGTGGCAAATCCAAAATCTGTTTCGACTCCTGCCTCTTTATCATTAGGTAATTTTAAAACGTAGTTAGGTCCAACCTTTACCGATTGTAGCAATGCCTCTTTATTGCCTTTATACCATGCCTGCGCAAATCCCTGCATCTTTACAACTTGAGCTGCCTCACTCATGCGAGTGTTAAACTCAACTGTAAAATCAGAAAAAGGCGATCCTTGTCTAACCCAATATTCGTATTCTTTTACATCTGATATTTCGATAAACGGCAATATGCCTAATTCATTTGAAACATTATCGCCAGAAACAATTTCCCCTGCTCCATTGAAAATAAAATTCAACTGCTTGGTCCAAGCAGCATATCTTTTATTTTTCTGTTTTTCTTTCTCTCGCATTTGAGCTGTTTCATTATATTGATCTGTCGATTGAGCAGACATTGAAAATGTCCCTGTCGCTGGCGCAGGCCTTTTACCTTGCTCATATGCCTCGTTTGATTTGTCATATGCAGAGATAATATAACCAGCAGCATTCTCTATATCATTATCGCCCATGATCGGATCATAGTGGTGCGGTTGATAAATCTTTGTTGTCAATTTCCCATTGGCCGGAACAACTTGCATTAAAATCTGTCTATGCAATTTGTAATATTTCAATGCAGAGCAAACTGCCTTATTAACCCCGATTTCTTGATAAAGCGATTGTAAATCATATTCGCTATTGGCAATACGTCTGTCTGGTTGCTCTTGATAGACGATTGAACTTTTATTGATGGCGCGTTTACAGATATTAATTGATTTAACAACAGGCATTTCTATAATGGTTTGCTCGTCAAACTGTTTGCGTAATTCAGCATAAACATAATTATCCAAGCGGTCCTTTAATATCTCGCTCTTTTTATATGACTCTGCTTTACGTCCTTTATTTTCATTTGATTCAATAATCTCGACAATTTTTCTACGGCCTTCAACTGTTAGTAACAAATCTTGATTAATCATCGTCTATCCTGCGGTATATTGTTAAATTCAAAATCTTTTTTCATCGGAAACAATTTCCAAGCAACATAACCTAAACAATCGGAAACGTGAGTTAGCATTGGGTCGCTTGTTTTATCTAAATCATCGTCCTTCCAAGAAACTTTATTCAAGTCGCCAATAAGCTTTTTGCATTTAGGATTTATCTTTATCCTGCCTGCGGTAAATAGCCTGTTCAAATTGTTTACCCTATCCCTGACAAATGGATTATGCGTTGTGATAACTGTAAATCCATTTTCTTTTAAAATCAAATGATCCGACTTCCCTGACGTTTTTCTATTTTTGCCAGTGCTGTCTGGAATAATAGATGCGCCGCCGTGTGATTCCTTTATTAGGTAATCACTCATTTTATAAGTGTCGCTATTTTCTAACCAAACCTCATCGTGAACATGCAATTCATCGCCGATTACTTGGCAGATAACTGCCGTCATTGGATTAACGTTGAAATCCATACCAGCAAATCTGGTGCCGTGAATTAGTGTTGTGGGTGCAACGTGTTTATCTCTGTCGAATGCATAATAAGCAATGCCATCGTCTGAATCTATGAATTGACCTAGCAAGAAACGCTGCCTTTGTTTCTCTGGTAATCCTGCCAATAACTTCAAATAATCCTCATCAATATTTTTGATATTATCTTGAGGATTCATAATAATACTTGAGTAATCATCTCTGTTAACAGGTTCGCCAGATTCTGGATCAACACCTTGGATAAACAAAGAATAACTCCAATGTTTTTTGGTTGGCGGATTTTCGTCGAAATATGCTTTTTTCTTTAACTCATTTTTTTCTGCCAATCTGGTAATTGCTATCTGCACTGATTTATACTTAATCTGTGAACACTCATTGAAATATATAGTTGAATATTCTTTACCTAGAATTTTTTCTACTCTTTTTTCATCGTCCAATCCTGCAATCCAAATTTCCGAACCATTGGGATATGTCCAAAAATGATCCGTCTTATTCTCGTCCATTGTTAAAGTAGGGAAACTTAATTTTTTAACCTTTGGGAATGTGTCATACCAGATGGACGTTTTAACATGGTTAAAATGTTCCCTGACAATTAGATGTCTAGATTTAACCTTGGACGCTCTAATCATTATTGCTCTGCACAGATAGAATGTTTTACCTGACCTTGATCCGCCATATGCCATAAAGAATTTTTCAGGACCGCCAAGCATGCGTCCTAATTCTTTTTGCTTGTCGGTTAGCTCAAAGATTTGACTCATCTTTACTTATTGTGATGCTGATTGATTGATTTAATTCAGGACGTTCACCATATAGACGCCAGAATCTAGTTTTAAGAGGAAACAAGATTGCTGCAATGTCTGATTTTTTGTGGTCAAACCCTTCTATGTTGCGTCCAGATGCCTTTGCGCTTAGGAGTTTTTCATAAAATAAAAGCGCCAATGAATCGGCAATATCCTTGGCCTCGCCAAACTCTTTATGTCTCTCGGTCCATTGATATGCGCATTCTCTGCTAACCCTAATGACGCCACAGAATGAACCAAAACTTAAACCCTGCTGACAATGCTTTATTAGCATGTCACAGTATTCTTCTTTATATTTTGATGCTGGCATAAAATAACCTCGATGTTTTAAAATTCTTGGTCATTCCTTAAACCACTGTTGATAAATTTGATTTGCAACGCCATAAGTCATTAAGGGAGGGACACTCATGCCAATCATATATTCTGGTTTTGATTTAAAAACATAGTCCAATGGATATGATCCAATTAAATTAATATGCGGCGGTTTTATTTTTTCTTGTTTTAGATTTTTATCTATTAAAAAAACGCCATCAGTCCCCATAACTGTCGGTGATGGCCTGTTGTGTGTCCACCATTTCGGCCGTCTGTTTGCTAGTATGTGCCTTAGATTTGCCGAATTAGAAACATGCCCATCTAGTCCAGTAGCCTCTTTTACTGTTATTGGTTTATTATTAAATGCAATTTTTATTGATTTAAAATTTAAATCCTTTCGTCTGCATATGAAAAACACTCTCTCTCTCTCTTGCGGAACACCCATTGTAGCAGCATTTAACAAAAACAATTGAACATCATATCCGGAAACATTGAATAAATTTATTATCTTTTTGACATATCCTTTCGCATTACCTTGAATTAATCCTTTAACATTTTCAGCAATAACAACTTTAGGTTGTAATTTTCTTGCTAGTTCAATGAAATCAAAAAATAAATCATCTAGGGTCTGACTTGATTGCCCTTCTCTAAAAACTTTCTTTTTTCCCCAATCTTTTTCCCTTGATCCTGCCATCGAAAAACTAGAACATGGCGGCGATCCGTCTAAAATATCTAGTTCATATAATTCTTTAGGTAAATCATCGCGCTGTCTAAATTTTCTAATATCCTCAAGATAATAATATTTTGGTTTATGATTTTCTTTATAATGCCATGCCATCTCTGGATCAATGTCATTTGCGCCAATTACATCAAAACCAGCGAGCTTGTAACCCATTGTTGAACCGCCGCCGCAGGCAAATGTCGAAAATACTTTTAGATTATTTTTTTCAACCTTATCTAGGTCCGTTAAATTCCATCGATAGTTCGGTATGTATTTATCACTCATTAAATTCAAACCCACAACTAGGACATTGATGCATTAAATCATTGCCAAAATTTTCAGTGTCTATTTCTTTGTTTTTATCTGAATAATCCAGCATTTCTGTTTCTGGCATTTTAAATTCTTCTAATCCGAATAATTCAAAATCCAAATCATCTAGCTTTAAATCTTTAATCCCTTCTATCATCTTTAATTCATCATGCTCTGCTAATTCAGCAATCTTGTTATCTGCAATCAGGAATGCAAATTCCTCTGCCTCTGTTTCAAAATCTTGATAATCAACCGCCGCTTTTTCCCAACCTAGCAATTGAATTGCTTGCAACCTTCCGTGGCCAGCACAGATATAACCAGATCGCTTGCTAATAACAATCGGGTGCCGTTGACCAACATGATCAATAATTTTTGCGAGCATTGTTATTTGTTTTTCAGGGTGTTTGTTTGCATTGCGTGGATTCGGAACTAATTTATGCAATTCCACGATTGCGGAATGCGCGCATTTAATTTTCATCTTTACACTCGCTAAGTTAAAGTTTTGTCCGCAGGACAGTAAAATGCTCTGCTCATTTTTTAATAATGTCAACATGCATTATTATTTGTTGATTAGCTCATCACTGATTGGCAACGGAATATTATTTTCTAAACAGTAATTAATCCAATGAAACAGCGCTTGGCGCATACACATTTCACATTCGTTAATATGCTCTGCTGGTTCATAGATTGCAAAATAATCTAAGCATAATTTTATTAGATCATAACCGTAATCATCATTTGTTTGCTCTAATAAATCTTTTAATCCATTAAGTCGCGCAGCAATCGGATCATCAATTGTAAACTTTAACAGCTTTAAATTTGCGTCCATAAATACACCGCCAACATTAAAGACAACCAAAGGATTAAATCAATTAAAAAGTTTTGCCATTTAGAGAGCATACAAAACTCCGTCCACAATACATTTATAATCTTGTATATAAACCTGTTGGTAAAACCAGATGCCATCAATATCCGTTACAATGCCGAATCCTAATTGCCATTGCGCTCTGGTTTTTACATAACTAAAAATTTTATGATTTGCATTGCCCAACCAACCACATGAGATGCCATGACAAACATTACCATGGGCAGATGATATTTTAATTTGAGCTATTCTGTGATCATGTCCATTAATTAAACTGCACATTGCTTTACGTGCAGATGCCTCTGGCGATCTGCCATAGGGTTCATGCCTAGCATAAAGATTTGTGTCCATCACTTGCACTAATTGACTTGGACCATAGGCATGATAATTAATATTCCTTGATTCGAGCATCAACAAATCGTTTACTGTATAAATCCCGATCAAATCAGGTGCCTTCTCTGCTAAATATCTGGATGCGCGATTTTCGTGATTGCCTTCAATGAAATGTAATTCGCAATTTTTATTCTCGTCCCTAACTCTGTCCAAGAATTTATTAACCAAATAAAGTTCATCTTTTAAAATTGATCTATAGTTAGGGTCTTTAGTGTGTGACATGACGCTGTAAAAATCTGCCAAGTCGCCTAAAAAATAAATGTATTCTGGTTGTAATTCGCGGCAAATCCACAGAGCTAATTCAACAGCTCTATGGTCATGGCTTTCATCGATGCCTATATGAGTGTCAGGCCATAATATAGCGCGTTTTACTATCAACAGCATTCCTTTGCTAATGATAGTAATAGAGTAAAGTTTATTCTGGTTGTGTCAAATTTGCTATTTTTAGACTTTCTTTTTTTGCCTCTGGACGCTTGTTTAATTCCATAAGCGCCTTTTTTAACACAATACTAAGTTGACGATGCGCAGGACCAGACACATATTGGCGTCCACTTAGTGTGCTAATTAAATATCCATTTTCGATTTTAACAATTGTGATCATCACTTCACAAACTCCTGCCATGTTCTGGATCCAATACAAAGCAAGCTATATGCCTACCAGTGCCTTTGCCTGCGGTATTATCCTCGGTAGCATGCCATTTTACGTCTTTTAGATTTCTTATTTCGCTGGCATGTTCAATCAACATTAACACCCATTTATCAATAGGGTAAACCATAACAACTTTTTTGCCTTTTTTATACTCTTCGATGCACTTTCTCGCCCACGCTGTAGGCCCTTTTTTCTTGCCATGCTTATCTATAAAACTACCGAACGGCGGATTGACATAATTAGAGCTACCCCATTCCACTGTTAAACCATCATACTCAGGCGGCTTGGGGTATGGGCAAGGATCATAATTAAAATCAAACTCACGTTGCAACTCTGCCATGAGTGATGGCGGCGTAAGCCAATAATGTTTGCTGTCTTTTTTATTGCCGTTTTCAAATCCCATACTATTTGCCTTGCCCCATTGTGTATCCAATATAGATAAGCCAATAAATAATTGTAGTCACTAACCATGCGAAAAAAATAGCTGTCACGATGATATTGAAATAATCTGGAAATTCTTTCATCTCACAAACTCCACATTCTTAGCCCATGACTTCTTATATTCATTCAGAATTGCTGCCTTGTCTTTGAAATCAAACTCAGCATAATCATAATCCTTGTCATATTCAACTTCCCAAATCCAAGCAGCATACGAAATCTTTGCGCCATCTAATTTCGCTAATTGCGCAGCTATAAATTTCTCGCCATTAGTTACTTTATTCGCCACTCCAAATTCATTAACAATAACAGGTGATCTATGCAAATTAATCCATGAATAAATACTTGAGTAAAGCGCATTTAATTCCTTAATCGCCGCATCAACATTGCCTTTATTATTATGCGAATATTCATAGGGTTCATATTGGTGTACAGCATAAACTAAATTATTCCCTTTTAAATTGCCTATCATTTTTAAACCGTCAACCGTTGACCAATCTGGCGCCGGGACAATAATCGGCATATTGCCATCAATTGCTCTAATCGCATCAACTAATTTTTGCGCAAATGCTGACCACTTAGCGGCGTCAATATCATGCGGTTCAACCATTAAATCGTAACCAGCAATGTATTTATTATCCTTGTATTTCGTCGCAATGAATTTCCACATTTCGATATAGGCAGTTTGAGCAGCGGCATCGGTGTAAACTTTCTTATTATTAATGCCATCATTGGTAATGTCATATTCACCACGGCCTGGGCCTGTTCTAAATGCTATAACGATATACAAACCAGCATCTGACGCATGTTTGATTAACGTGTCTAATTTGGTCACAAAATCATTTCGCTTAGTATATTTATTGACATCAAAAACACCTGGCACAGAATAATTAACAAAGTTAGCACCAGCATTTCTTAAGTCTTTTAAATCTTGCAGCGTAATGTTTGGATTCCAAACCTGACCAGCACTTGATCCTTTTTCTTGCTGGTACATATTAGCGCCACGTAATTCACCTTTTAAATATAGATTATATTTCGCACTATCAGTTGTCGGCAATGACACTGGCGGTTGTACTGTCACTGGATCGGGTTTAGGCGGTTGTGGTTTTTCGCAGGCTAATAATAGTAACAGCATTAATATTTTCATAATTCCCCTCGGCTTGATTGCCTAAATTATTCTTTCGCCCACATCGTCGCGGTTAGTTTCTTTTTCTTTTTTGGTTTCATAAAGCATTTTCCTGTTTTTGCATTTCTATTCTGCGATATTTAAATTTACCAATAGGAATAGCAAACTCTCTACCGTCACTAGCATAAATCCTTCCATTAAACTCGCAACCGTATAAATAACTGGTGTTTTTCAGCATAAACACATCACCATTTATGCGAATGTTTTTCATATAGCTTTTATCACCAATCAATTTATTTATTAACCAAATTCGCCAATTACTCATTTATCCCCCTTCAAGCTATCCAACCATTCTCTGGATTTTTTGTCTCGCTCTGCTTTCTTTACTGCTCAAATCTCGACAAATTCGGCATAGTCTATGTATATTACCGTTCTTTAACTTCTTTATAGTGTTGCCGTCCGTAAATTTATGACCATGTTTGCATTCTTCTTTGCTTAGGTTTTTAGCCGAAACAGAGTTTGAATTATATACACAATTATCTCTGAAGCTCACTTGTCTTAAGTGGTGCGGATTTACACATTTTCTATTCATACATATATGGTCTATACATAAATTTTTATCATAATCGGAATGGAAATATTTGTATGACTCAACATGAGCAGAAAGAGGATAATTATTGCGCGATATTTTTCCGTACCCATTAGGAGAAATACTAGATAACCAATTCCAGCATTCGTTTTTTCTTAAAACTGAAACTTTAGACCAAAACCTGGCATAAAAAACAGCATTTTCTTTCGCACTAGCAAGCTGGGCTTTTAGTGCGTCGATTTCGTTTTTCATTTCATCAATTACTACATGCTCCGCTCTTCCAAATTCATAAAGCAGTCCAGATATAAAATTCTTGGGATTTGACCTTGAATCATCTAGCCATCTCTCAAGTGCTTTTTTATCTATGATTTCATACTCTCTCATACACCCTCACTTTATTTCGCAGATAATCCTAAAGCTCCAAATCAAAATCTTTCTTGCGTAGAATCTTTTTTATTAATTAAAAAATATACTTGATCTTCAAGTTTTTTCACTCTTTGATATAAATCAATTTGCACGGCTGGTTGTGCTTCAATTTTATCCTCCGGCGGCAATATCTCGCTGCCGTCTGGGCGGTAGAATCTAACCATCTTAAATTCATTCCAGTGCCGTAGGCCAATGGCTTCACTAAGAACTTGCATGGAGCCGTCATTCATTGTTCTTATATATATAGATTTTGCATTGCTATCAGATAAGCCAATAATCGTTCCAAACTTAATTTCCTCACAACTCTTAATTTTTTCCAGTGTCCAAACGCTCATAACCCAATCCTCATTTTTAACTTTATTAATTTAACCACTTTCCTAATGCTCAAATTTTGCTCGGTAATCATTTTGTTATTATGAAAAATCATCTGCACCTGATTCAGTACAATATTAACATCAACTAACTCATCTATAATTTGATCTGCTGTTACTGGTTTACCTATTACAAATTTGCACAACACTTGCTGCAATTCTGCTAATTCCTCAACTGCGGCAATTAATTGATTATTACTTCCAAATTTTTCAAGCGCAGTTCTATAAATTTCGCATTCATTTATTTGATCTTGATCAATCATAACCTACTCCTAATATGACTTTCATAATCCTGCACAATCGCATTAACTACTTCGTGCGGTTCTATTTTTAAAACTTCACATAATTTAGCAATGCGTTTTGCTGGCACTGTACAAAGCCCACGCTCAACATTTGAGATAAACTGCGCATTCTGATAACCAATTTCTGCGGACAGTACTTCTTGAGACATGTTTGGAAATTTTAACCGTGCTGCTCTAACGACGCTGGCAATATATTTAAATCGCCCAATTTTGCGAATCATAATCCCCCCAATAAATTTCAATTATTCTATAAATAATAATTAAATTAGTCTAACGTTTTTACACAATAAACTTGTGTGTCATACCAATAACTGTGGCGGTATTTCATTACTCTGGATTCGTGACAAGTTGTCTGGTCCCAACCTGTTTTTTGAAATTGTGTGCCAAGAAAAAAACCAGACAGGGCGACTAAAAAAACATAAATTAATTTCCAAATATTACTCATAAACACCTAGCGCCTTTAATTCTGCCAGTAATTCAATCGCCAATCGTCTGCATTGCGATCTGCCGCCTATCCTGTATTGATAGAATGTTGCGATTAGATAATTAATAACATCGTCATGTGTTGGTTTTTTAATTTGTGTTTCCATAATTTAAAACATCTCAAGAGGGATTGATTTAATATCAAGGTTTAATTTTGACATTGTTTGGATCGCTGCTCGTAAATTATCTCGGTCCACTGGCCTAACGCTCATTGCTCGAGCTAGTTTTTCTCCTGCTGCTTTTTGTTCGGCGTTTAATTGGTCCCAACACTCCCAAGTTTCGCAGTAGAAACATTTTCTTTTTGGCAAACAGACGCATTTTTTATTCATTTAATACCTTGAAAATAAAGTTATATGTTTAATTAATCGTCAATTAATTATCTATTTCTGTTTAATTTTGTAAAAACTATCGGGCGGCCTAGCAAAGAAACACCCGATAGAATTACAGACTTGCGTCCGATTAAATTTAAAATTGTTTGCTAGACGGTAAATAAATACATAATCAAAAATGAAAAGTAAATTTATTTTTGTTGTTGATTGTAATCCACTTGTTCATTTACTGTTTTCCATAGTGATTTACTGACTACATTAAAATAATGATTAGATTTATCTAGCCCATATACGGCATTTCTAAGGCTAATATCTCTATGATTTTCTTTCTCATATATTTTTAAAATTTTTTCCATAAGCAGATTTACAACATTGCAACTTTCAACACTCATAAATTTCCTCCAAATAATCTCTATTAAAAACAAAACTGGTAGTCAATTAAGAGTGTACTTGACTGACAATTTTATGGTTTTAGAATTTAATTAAGTATTAATACAAGAATGCAAATTCAATTAAGTTATATGTATTTAAAAAAAATAAACCTTGGTGAGGCAATAGATTGAGAATAAAGTTAATTCTTCTTATCTCTTTTTTATTCGAGACATTGGAAAATTAACCTTGCCACTCTATTGCACATTCACCATCAGTTTTAATAAACCTCTGGAGCCGGCCGTCGATTGTCCCATTACCTATCCATTTCCCCGATTGCCACGTATCAGCTTGGGGCCACGGAACGCCTAGGGATTGCGTTAGATACGTGAATAAATAATTAATAAACCTTAATATTTTGTAAATACCCTACTAAACAATTTGTGACTGGCAATAAAAGCGATTATGTATAATATTAAATATTTAGATGATTAAAATAAATCAGTATTATATTTACTTATGATCTTTTTAG